CCACCGAACTCCATACCAGATAAGGTGTCAATCTCAGTACCACTCTGACCACCTCTAATAGGCATATAATAATCTTCCATCATGTTCTGCATGTTAAACTTAAGATTATATTGACCTGTTTGTGGATCTACATACGGTACTTTCTTCATTTTATTAATAACTTTTTGCATATAGTTATCAACCTCTGCAGGTGGTATATTACCTATATCAATTTTGAATACCCTCTTTTCAGGTGCACGCATAATTCTATGGATCATCATTGCATCTTCCATAAGAGTTAATTGCTTCCAGTTTTTTCTAGCTCCCTCGAGCATTGATTTACCGTATGGTAGAAAGTTGGAATCAGAGAGCAGTCTGAAGTGTGCTATTTCGTAATTCTCATATTCTGTTTTTGCAGTCTGTACATTACCACCCATGGATATATCGTGAGTAAACTTTACATACTCTGGATGCTCTTCATCTGTATCCTCTTCGCGGATCATCTCATATGTTGAAATAGGGGATACATTAGTTATACCTAACTTCTCTGTTATATCCAGCTTGAGATACATGTCTCCGTACTTACACATACTACGTATCCATGGCCATAGATTAAACTCTATATTCAGTACGTCATAAAATAAATTATGAAGTATATCCTGTATCTCTGCATCATCACATTTTATAGATAACACTTCACCATACTCATTCTTCATAGTTGACTCATCTGCATATATATCTAATGCAGACGATATTATCGAATCTTCATCCATTGACTCATAATCTGTGAATAGACTTATTCGTTGAGTTTGAAATGTTTGATATTGGTTGTAAGTCATGTTAGCTGTTGTACCATGTAACTTATTATACCTATCAACTAACCTATTAGTTGCTAAGCTATTGGTTGCTTGAGCTTTATTAACGTCGATTACACGTAATTTATTTTTACCCACTCTACGTACAATTGTATTAGTAGAGAATAGTGTTCGTAATCTTCCAAAAAATGTTTTATCTGCCATTGTATTCCTTTATATAAGCCACGTTAAATCTTCTTGATCATCACCTAATTGCATATTCCACGAATCATGAGTACCTACATCTGTTTGACCATAAACACCATCGTGTCCAGTTGATGATCCCATCAAGCCTAATGCTCGTTTATCTAACTCTAATCCGTCACTACGTAATTTTAATGCTGTATCTCGTACATACATAGCAATTGCGTATGCCATTACAAGATCATCATTATACCCTCCCTGTGCTTCTGGTCTTGATCCTTTCCATATAAATACGAATAGTTCATCAATCAATCGCTTTGAGCGTACAATACATGATTTTTCTCTAAAATAAATATCAAGCTTTGAAACTAAAAGTGGTCTCGTTCTACTTGATGTTGTGAATCCAGGTACCATCTGCGACTTATCTTTCATGTCATACCCTTTACGTAATTGCACTTCAGGATCTACTACCCCTTCATGCTTATATGTGTAATATAAATTCCTATATCCTCGATCTATCGCTGGTTGTATAGCGGCCCAACCTATATTTGCGTTCTCTATAACTAATAGCGCTTCATTATACTCCGTCGATATATTAACAAGCATATTACCGAATTCCTTAACACCTAATTGAGCTTTAAATTCTGCTACTTGGGTAACTGTCTCAATATCAATAACATGGAATGTTGAGTAATCTGCTCCGTCACCGCGCGCGACATCAGCTACTACTATATAATTTTTCGTGTAATTAGGGTACTCCCATATCCACAACGCATCATCTATTCCGCGCTTTTCAACAGGATCCATGCACTGATTTAACCTGTACCATTCTAATAACTGACCCGGTATTACAGTAGCTCCGGATGATATAAAATCACAATCACATTCTTGAGCTGCTTGATCAGGACCGAGAATTACATCCTGCTCATCTCTCCACTTTTGCTCTCGCTCCGGGTGTACTGTCCAGTGTAATCGTATGGTGTTAAACTTATTTTCATTAGATTCTGCTTTCATCCATGTTCGGTGAAAGAAGTTACCAGTACCGTTAGGTGTTGATAATACAATCGCCTTACCACCGGTTGCAAGTGTTTGTTGAGCAGATGTCCATATAGCATCTACCTTATCGATGAACGCTGCTTCATCAATAACTAATAATGATAGTGCTTCTGAACGACCTGCGTCTGGTGAGCTTGATACAGCTTTCACTTGAGAACCGTTACTCAATCTAAGGGATAACTTATTATCTTCTACTACACCTGGCCGTAACCAGCTTGGTAGGAAATCATGCATTACTCTAACTTTTGTTACAAGATTCTTAGCCGTATCTTGCTTTATCGCGATTACTAGGCAATTGAAATCTTCATTAAATATCATAGACCATAGGGAATATCCCGCAGTTAAAGTTGATATACCTAACTGTCGGGATTTCAATATAATGTTGTAGTCATGATCTTTGAATTGTAGTAATGATCGTTCTTGAAACGGGTATAAATCAAACTTGATCTTACCTCTAATAGGGTGCTGTATCATGCAGTATTTTCTCATAAAGTACACAGGATCCTGTGCACATTTAATATACTCTGATGCTACTACCTCTTTTATACTTTGTTTAGCCATACTATATATAAATATATATTAAGAAAAGTATTCTGTTACTTCTTGCCTCTTTTTTCCACAGTACGACCTCCAAAGTAAGCACCTATTACAGTAATGAGTACTAACTGTAGTAAGTCTGTCCATTTTTCTTCAACGGTAAATGCTAATACACCAGCGTCTATGAATATCATCAATACAGTTGATACTACTAAGAAGACTAAAACTAAGGGTCTTACATTTTTTGATAACCATGAATCTGAATTCATATCTGCTGACCATCGATCAGTAATATTTTGCTCCATTTTTGCTTCATGATTAGTAATCAATTCTTCCATCTTACGTTTGGCTTCAAGTTTCTCTTCTTTTGATGTTGTTAGATTATCTAAAACCCCTCCAACACCTTTTACTAACTCTGTAGCTCCACTTGAAAATATTTTATTTAATATACTCATACTTACTTCCTATTATCGAATCTACGTAATTTACCTTTTTTGTCACGGTAAAATACAATTTTTTCTAACAACTCTTCCTCACTCATAGTTTCTGCTAATCTATCATACATGTCTTTAGCTATACTATACACTTTAGAATCCTTAGGTGCTTTTAATGCGGTACGTAGCTTAACAGCATTACCTGTAGCTGGATTATCGATGCGTTTATCACCATGTGTTTTACGTACATCTAGTTCTTCTAACTCACCTGCAGGCTCTTGCATGAGTGCAGCATTAAAAGCGGATTGTACTTTCTGTACAACTTTATGTGTTGCTATTAACTGCTGTTTAAGCTTTTCACGCTTCGTTGGATCTTTTTCAACTACAAATTTCTTACGTAATTGCTGCTGCTTTAATTGAACATCATAAAGAGCTTCTGTCGCTTTCTTAAATTTTTTAGACATAGATGCTTCTACTAACTGCTCTACCTCTTCATTAATTATACTCATTAACTTACTTTGTTTCATCTCTAGATTCCTGTATTTTAACTACTTGTTCATCAAACTCTTTACGCAATTCATCTGATGTCTTTCCACCTGACCAGTCTTCAATGTCACCTGCTTCTGTTATATAACTCTTAGCATCACGTGTGTCTAACCACTCATAATATTCCTTAGTTACATCCCCTAGCCATACATCAAAATTGCTATCCTCTATATCCTTAATAAAAGCATCATAAGTACCATCAGCTCTCATCTCCTGCTCCCACTTAGATGTACATATGAAGCATATGCCCCAACGCTTATAGGTGTGCTTATGAGCAAGATGTTGCATCTTACCTGAGCACTTTGGGCATGCTATAGGAGTTTTATGTTGCTCTCTAGCAGTGTCTAGCTTCGATACAGTACGCTTTATACCGTTTCGAATAGTCCACTGCTTACCGCGCTCTTCCCAAACATCACCTTCCTGTTGCTTATTATAATTTTTCGTATATCCAGATCGTACTTGAGTCTTGTCACCATACTTTTTAGTGACGAGATTCCTCATCCTTTGTACTTTAGCGTCTGTTATTCCTTTCTTCATAACCTTCCTTAAAATGTCATCATTCCAGCGATTTGATTCACTGGTCCGAATGATCCTGTTAACTTGTAAGTATTACCTTTGTATATAAAAACTAATCCCTCTGATGGTATAATTGTCTTAAATCCACCAATTGCTTTAATCTTTTTCAATTGTGCTACTAGCCTATTCATCTTCTTCAAATCACCACCACTCCTAACATCCGTAATAGCCTTAGCAACTTGTTTACGTATATTTTGTACTGCTTTAGCTGGATTGGCAGTTAAGAATCCTTCTACATTTTTCAGTACTTCTGCACCGACTTCGAAGAATATTGTCTCAAATGGAAACATATTTTTCTTAACTTGATCTACATGATTTTGCTTATCAAATTCTTTTAATGTAGCTAACAACTTCTCATCTTCAATGTTTTTCTTATCTAATCTAAATGATTTATCATTAAACGCCCATCTAGTAACAAGTCCTTTTTGAACAGCTGATGGGGCTTTTTTAAACTTCTTACTAATAAAATCTTCCCACCAAGCTTGATGGTATTCATTTAATGTGCTTGAATCACTCATATTGAATTTGGATTGTAATTTTTTTAATTTACCGATAAAGTGATCTTGTCGCTCACTGAAATCTTGATGTGGCTTAACTTGTAATACTTTAGGGCCAATAATACTAAAACTCTTTTGTGTATTAGCATTAACTTGTTTAATCATACCTGCTAATATCCTTGCTCCATCCGATACAGATCCAACAGGTTTACCATCCTTATACATTAGTACATTATGGAATTGTAAGTAAGGTGCATCATATGATACAACATTAGCAGATGCTGGATACATTATCTCCATGTTAACCCAGTTGTTACCGTCGTTGAATATCTTTGCTAGTTGCTTATCTGATAATTTACCTATTGCTTTAGATAGATCATTCATTGCATAGTTAAATGCTTTCTCAATATTACCTCTATTTAGGAACTTCTTAGCTACTGCCTTAACGTCCATACCACCACGCTTTAAGTCTCCTACATTACGTGCTGCTAATAATTGCTTATTCCATGTTATAAATAGATTCTGACCATCTGTCTTTTCAGTAGCTGCTGATTCTAGATCCAATTTACCTTGCAGAGATTGCTTAATTATATTTTTAAAGTCACCGAAAGTTAAATCTCTATCATCAAATGGGTGTGACATATGTCCATATGCTCCACCTTCTGTAAGTAGTCCTTCTGTGAATATATCTTGCTTCTTTACTACTCTCATTCTCATAGCTGATCTACCGTTTATTAATAGGTCACCTTTTTCATTGAACTCAATAGTTTTAACTACAACTTTCTTATTTTTAAACTTACCCATCAGTACAGTATCACCTATACTAACCGGGATGCTAATATCCTCATCAATTGTATTTGGATGCTTATTAGCTTTATTAGGTTCTTTAACTCTCTCACCATCAGGAGTCTTACCCTTCTTAGACTGATCAGCATCAAGGAAGTCTAAAAACTCCATTCCAGCTGTTCTCGCGATCTTAGTTATAAACTTCTTCCACTTAGTATATGCTACAGTCTGAGTATAATCTTCTGGATTATTAGGTGTCGTTACTCCAGGAGCTCCAGCTGGGAAGAAGGTTGTAGGTCGTGTTCCTGTTCTAAACCTAGATGGTTCTAACATTACTTCCTCATCACCTGATAAGTAGTTTATTATTTGCCAACCCATATCATCAGCGATTTTCTTTGTCGATGCCTTATATGATGCTTGTGATCCATGATACATCTGTGGGCCATCATCTACTGGTGGAGCTCCACCTGTTACATTCATCTCATTAATTATTCTCTGAATCGCTCCTGTCTCAATAAAATCACCTATACGCTCGTTAATTTTTAATTTAGAAGTTACGAGTTTATAATTTTTAGTGTGTCCGAATATATGCTTAAATAGTTCTAACCTTTCTTTATCTGTAATAGTTGGAGCTCCTATTGCAGCTCGGATAGCAGTACCTGACATCTCCCCATAACCAGGAACCTTTAATGATACATGGGGTGCAATAATTGTGTAAGCACCATCTCTATATCCTATCTCAGCTTTACCTTTCCATGGTCTGAAAAACTTACCACCTAAGCGTTGTTGATCTTTCTCACCAACCATGAATACAGCTGCTGTTGTTTCTGGATCATACTTCTTAAGCACTTCTTCTGCCTTATACGGATTCTTCACTTTTACTATGTTTTTAATACCGTATGAGCTTATTATCTTTTTCTTTTCATTGAAAGAGAATGGGGATTTAGGTAGTTGAACTTTATCAGATGTCGCTACATATGCATCTTTGAATTTAGACTTTAGCCACTTATATGCTTGAGCATGGTGTTTACCCATAGGTTGAAATCTACCTGGATAGATAGCAACTATAGTTGTTATATTAGTGTTAGCTTCGTTTACTATATTATTTGCTAACCATTTACCTAATGTCATATTATTCTCCATAATAATAAATATACCTATAAATACTATACACTCAATTATGTTCCACTTACTTTGCCAATGTTGGCAGTTGCTAATGAACTAACCTTTCCTATACTTGCAGCTGCTAAACCACATATATCATGACCATACCCAGTTGCTATTGTATAATCTATATAGGGGTCTTTACCTGTACCTGCTTCGTCTACAAAATAAATCCCATTAGAGTAACTAGCATCAGCCCCTGCTTCTGTATTAGAATAATCATATTCATAATTTAATACTGCTACAATAAGGTAATCTTGGGAAGCCATATGGCCTTTAGCTGTAGCATTTAAAGTAAGGTCATTGTATCCACTATTAGACCAGGAAGTAGTTGCTGATGAATAAGGGGTGCTTATATCTATATTATTTATATCATCATTATGTAAGACATCGTCTCCATCACCTCCAAAAGCTGTACTTTCAACTGCTATAACATTTTTGGTGGTTTCTGTTCCTTGTGGATCATTTCCATATAATTTTAAAGTAGCAGAACTTACGGTTCCTGATATTCCTGAAGTATCAAAGTAAAAGAATAATCTATGAACTCTATGAGCAGCTCCTCTACTAGTATTTCTATATACCCCAGCTACTGTTTGGACACCAGATTCATCATCATCATGTACTGCAGTACCTGAACTTATACCGTGTGCATTTGCCCAACTACTTTGATTAGCTGAGTAAACTCCTCCGTCTGTTGATACGTATAAATCTGCCATATCTTATGCGTTAACCTCTACGAATGTACTATCAGGATTAAACCATATTTGACCATTTGAGGCATCTAAGCAATAGCCAATAATACGTACAATGTCCGTGTTACCTGCAGGGGCAGTTGCCGTCGCGTCTCCGTTTGAAGCTGCACTTAAATATAATACATCACCTACTGCTCCAGGATCATGATCTAAAGTAACCATACCTCTTAAAAGCATACCATTAGTATCTGAAGCTGCTCCTAAAGCTACTGCTAATAAACCATCACATGTTGCGGCTGCATTTGCATTTGTTACTTCCCAAGTACCATCAGATTTATAGTGATATATAGTACCTATAGTCATTGATGTTGTACCACCAAAGTAAACTATATCACCTTCATTTCTACCATCTGTATTACTTGTTTTATCAAATCTTCGACCTATAGCTTTTATATTTCCATCGACTGTTAATTTTTCAGTGGGAGCTGTAGTTCCTATACCTATATTACCTGAAGCAGAAACAGTCATTGCAACTGCATTTAATACTGCAAATTGCATTCCTCTACCATATCCAACTGACCCCGTCGTTCCTATTACTAAATTATTACTCTTACCCCCTGTTAAAGGAGTTGCATCTGGCCATTGAGTATCTGCTCCTGTATGACCTATTATAGATCTAATAGCTCCACCATCTTGTTCAAATAACATAAATGGATTATCTGCTTCATCATTATTATCAGTGTCTGCTTGAAGTATTAAATTAGCATCACCTGCTGTTCCTGCTGTGATGGTAACTGTGGTTGATGCTATTGTAAGATCATTTCCTGGTGAGGATAGGTTATCA